TGCCTGCATCAAACTTTTGACCGCTTGCAAGGCTTGTCCAGTCCTTCATAAAATAGCTTAAAACTTCAGCATTTAGATAAAGAGCAGAGCCAACCATCGCATAGGTTAAAACTGGGCGAACTGATTTTCTCATAGCAGACACCATCACTAGTAGCCATGACCACCAGCCAGCCGCTTTAATGTCCTCTGCAGTCACTTGATCTGACTGTTCAACCTGTGCAATAGCGCCAAACCTAGCTGCCTCAATTGCTGCATCGCCTTCTACAATAGCCACATCTTTACGCGCCTGAGCTTCAGCATTGGCTAGGGCTATGTCTTTGTCTCGCAATGCTAATTCATGTGCTTGCTTTTTAACCTCAAAGTCATAATCTACCGCTTTGCCTTTAATGTCTTGGTTGCCCTTTAACCAAGCAAATAGACCGCCTAAAGCTGAGCCGAGAAGTGGTGATAGGAGTGCAGCTAACATTATTGAATCCTTAAAGTAAATGGCTTTGAATCAGCCCACGACATAAATTTTGATAGAGCAGGTCGGCTAATCAGTCCAGCTAATTGCATGGCACCTTTTGAGTTTCTCATCAATCCTAGCTTCATATTAGGAGCAATGCAGCCGTGTAGCTGTGTATCATAGCCTAGTGTGGTGTCGCCAGCAACATTGGCAGAATGGATAAGTACATTACCGCGATTAGGTACATTTTTAACCTCGTACACTTTGCCAAACTTAGGAGAATTGACAATAGCGCATGTGTATGTACCTTTTGGTATGCACGATAATTGAGGGCGATTATCGCGCCAAGGCAACTCTAAACTGAATGTGTACTCACCGCCAAACGATAACACGCCACAAGTGCCTTGATCGGTACTTTCACGGCGAGTTAGTATGGCTTCGTTCATTTTCTGCTTTTTAGGATAGATGCAAGCTCGTTATTGTCTTTGGCTAACAAGTCAGGTGCAGCTACTCCCATTGATGCGGCTATTGCTGCATTGCGTCTCCAAGGGTCAAAGGCTGCAAATTTAGATCGTAAACTATCAGGGTTATAGATAGCATATTCAGAAACAGAATTTGGGTTGTCCATAATCTGTGCAATTTCTTTACCATTTTTATCAAGGCGCAAATTTTCAAACAAATACGGGTCAGTCATCCCATAGCTGGCTTGATAAGGCTCTATTTTTTTAGAGTTTAACAAAAGAGGGACTATATTTGATCCTGTTGCATTTGATTCAGCCTCTCTTGCGGCGTTACGATAATCTTTTAATGCTTGGAATGTTAAATCCGAGTTTTGACCATTTGCTTTTTCAATTTGCTCGTATTTTTTAAATGCTAAATCTTTTGCATTTTTTGCACCAGACTCTTTTGCATAATAACTTGCATTTGATGGGTCAGGAGTGGCATACACAGCATCTCCCCAATCCTTTTTCATTTTTGTGCCAGCCATACCAACATCAAATTTTTTAAAATCATCAGCAGTTCCATGATACGCAGGAATATCAAATCCCATTGCATTAGCTCTATCCATAGCCGTATTATTAGCAGGCAAACCTAATCCGTTTTCACTAATTGGCAGTGCTGCACGTTGTTGGGCTAGGTCTAGTGCTTCCGCTTGTGGGAACTTAGGCGCAACACTCTCTCCATTACGTTCTAGTATTTTTAATAGGCGTTCGTTGCCATTAACAATCATTGGATTTTTAACTTGGAATTGCCCATTTCTTAATGGCGCAGAAAAATCATAACGGCCAGAAGGGAACTCATCGTCTAACATTAGTTTTTTAGGGTCAACATCAACCTTCATTAAAGTGTCGCCATACCCAGCATCTTTTGCTGTTGTAAGGTAAACACTAGGTTCGCCAGCAGATTTTAATGAATTGGTAGAGGTTATACCTTCAGCGCCTTTTTTTGTAGTGCCATGATAAAGACTAACAGTGCCATCTTTATTTATATTCAATCCAAACAATGCTGGGTCAATAGCGCCCCTATCATTCATGGGGCTAGTTTTTGACATTGCAGGCATTGAACGACTGGCAGTTGGCATAGCCTCCCCCGCGCTTAATAATCCCTTTGCTATTTGTGGTGCTTTTGCCGCAGCCGCGAACGGTGCAACCATGCCAGCCATATCACCTACAAAGCCAGCGAGTTTGTTTTGTGGTTCTCTAGTCAATCCTTTTTCAGCCATCCAATCACTACCCATAACAGGGTTAGGAGGTACGTTTACACCGCCTTTTCTCAGTAACCATGCTATTGCATCAACAGGTACAGCCACATTACCAGCTACGCTATTACTAGCGCCTTGGGCAAAGTCACGGAGTAGGCTTACTAGGTTGTTAGGCTTGATCTCGTCCATCGCGTAGTTTCCATGTTGTTGCTATTGCATATAGTGAAACAGAAATCACAAACATCTCAAAGTTTGTCGGAATCTTTCCTAGATACATTTGATAAAGGAAACCTGCACACGATAAAACCATGCCGCTTAGAGCGATACGTTGTAGAAGGTTATCGTGAAATTTATCGCTGACTATGCCAATCAAGCACAGCACAACGAGAACTGCTGAAGCTGCAACATAGAAGAAGCTCATAATCCCACCTTTGCCCTTACTTTAGCCCATAATTCGTTACTTTGCACCATATCTAATAGCTTTTCTGCTACTGCGGCGGCTAGGAATCCGATTAAAAGCCCGCAAACACCTTCAGGAAGTCCAAACTTTTCAGCAAGAGGCGCAGCGCCATGATAAGCGCCAAAACATGCAAAAACGACCATTGTGAGCCGTTCATGCCATGCCCCCTTAATATATCGAAGCGAGCATAATGCGCCTACAACGCCAGCTATTTTGATAGCCGCCAAGTCTAAAAAATTCGTTGGATTATCCATTGATATGTTTCCCATATTTTGAATTAATAAAAGTAATCATTATGCAATCCTTATTATTGTGAATTGTGCCGATGCATTTGTACCCGCGCCAGTTGTATCACCATTTGCTCTCACAACACTTCCAGCAGTTAAATAAATAGTAGATGCCACTGTTTGAGATGTGCTAGCTGCTCCAGTATATCCAGTTGCAGCACGGTCAGCAGTATTAACACTATTTGGAGCAGTTGTTAATTGTGTACAATTTATGGTGATACAAAATGATGCAGCACCACTGTAATTTTCCGTATAACTAATTGCATAAATACCATTTGTATTGATAGTAAAGCTACCCCCGAGCGTAGCTGAGTCGGCGTAGGTAATATCACTACCTTGATTGGTTACAACAGTAGTAAATCGACGTATAACCGTGTTTGTAGAGCCGTATCCATTGGAGGTATTAACTCGAACCATACTTTGTAATGGAGTAGCTCTGACTAAAGATTGTCCACCAGCTCCTTGAATAAGACTAGGAGTTGTTGCCCAAGTACCTGCTGTTGCTTGTGTACTATTGATAAAACCAATAACGCGATAAGCGACACCTGTTCGTGCAGTCGTAGAATAAACAACAGTTGCGGAAGATGATCCTGCGCTAATTGCAGTTGTACTAATTAAACCTGTTTCGTCTAATGAAATTCCGCCAGAAGTATTTATAACGCCTAACTCGATAGTTCCAGCGTTATTGAGTGCAATAACCGCAAGACTAGAAGCTACTGCACTAGTAGTTCCGAGTGTTGCGCCCGATGGAACAACTAAATTGGGCGGCGTACCTATGACAGTTGTAATCGTTCCGCTTGTTAGCGTAGTAGAGCGGAAGCCAAGAGTTAAAGCACCTGCACCGATAGTGAGGGCATTGGATGCTACCGACCCAGATATGGTTTGAATTTGAGTTGCCGCAACAATTTGACTAGGCGCTACTGAACCTTGTAATTTAAACGAAGTACCATCATAAACCGCTTCATACGTACCAGCAGACAAAATATCACCAGTAACCAATGCGACACCATCAGCGCGTACAACGTTAATAGCTCCGAGTGATCCAATGTTTAACGTCACCGCGCCAGTATTCGCACCTGCTGCCGTGAATCTAACCGTCAAACCTGCTGTGTAAGCTGTTAACCCTGTGAGGGTAGCTGTGATTGTGTTTGTGCCTGATACAGCTGTTAAATAGGTTTGTGAGCCGTTTTGTGCTGCTGTTGCTGCTGTTGTAATCGCTGCTGTGACTTGACCATAAGCCGCCGCATCAGTCGATATAGTTCCATTGGCTAGATTAACAATCTTATTGTTACCCATTGGGATATTTGCCGTAGGTACACCTTGACCATCCTTAGTCATTGTGTTAGAAAGCCCCGTAGCAAAGTCTGTCATCGTATTGTTAAAATACGTGGCATTGCTTGTATCACCGTTGGCAATAGGATTGCCTGGTGTATATACTGTAAATGTTCCTGAACCGTTAAAAGGCATAATTTTCCCCTATGACTGACAACCAATTATTAAGTATTTCCATTACATCTGTTTCAACAGTTTTGTTTGCGACGTTATTTCATAAGTTCCGCGCCTACTGCGCCAGATGCAGGAGCGAACATAATGCTTCTGTTTCTGAGCGCTTGGGCTATCGCTTGGGCGCTTTCTGGTCGCGTACTTACAAGGTTACGAAGGAGCGATTGCGCTTGTGGTGAATACATGGTTGCTCCACCAATAAGCGCCGCAGGGATAGCAGGACTTAGCGCATAAGTAGATAATCCACCTAAACCAAGAGCTAAACGCCCAGCAGTCCCACTGTCCGCTACTTTGTCGCCTAGTACGCTTTTTCCAGTTCCGCTAAGGTCTTGCATTAACGCATTACCTTCTGCAAACCTAGCTTTATCTTTTGATTTATCGGCTACTTTTACAGCATTATGCAACTGAGCAGGATTGAATACACCATCCTCAGCCGCTACCGATGATGCCGCTTTTTGCACACGTTTAAAGTTTGCATATCCTTGATTGATATTATTTAATTCTTTGGCATATTGTGGATTTGAACGTGTAACCAATTGATTGAGTTGGTCTCCAGCTTCTTTTAAAGCATCCGATAACAATCTAGCATCAGGGTCTTGCGAACCGCCAAACCTTGCAATTTCCTTGCGCAAATATTCCTGAGTTTGTTTCAATGTTTCACCACTCATTGAGTTCTGACCTTGGAATTTTCCTAGGATTCTGTCATTGAGTATTTGGTCAAACTTAGCAGCATATTTAGGGTCTAGAGCAGACTCGCCAATCATTTGTTTAAGTCCGTTTAACCCTTCGGCAAACTTATCATCAGCCTGAGTGGTTAATTTTGGCAGTAACTTGTCGTATTCTTGCCCTAGTTTTTGTCTAGCAAATAAAACTGCTTCATTGCCAATTATATTCTTTGGCAATGATTCCCCAATAGGCGAAAGCGCTCGATTTGTCGCAGCGACATTTAATTCGTTTGATGCGCGTTTTCTAGCCGAAGTAATAGCGTCACCAAGGATAGGTAGCATTTGCAGTTTTTCTTCTGCGCGATTAAATCCACCACCTAGCGTTTGCCCGATAGTTGGTTTAACACCTTCTTTTAGCAACAAAGCAAGTTTTTCATTAGTTGATGCATTGGGGCTAATCACGCGAGATATACCACTCATTACGGCAGGTGTAGCACCTCCAAACAATGCGCCAGCGCCAACTTGTTTACCTTTTTCTGTCCAATAGTCACCTTCTGTCACTGGGGCAGTTAAAGCGCTAGCGCCGCCACCCAAGGCAGCAACGGCAGATTTAGCGCCTAATCCAGCACCAGCCGCCGCCATTGGCATTTTTGCCGCTAAAGCTAGGTTTGCAGGGCTTACTACGTTGCCAGCAATACGTGCCCAGTCCGTGCCAGTATCACCACCGCGCCTAGCCTGATATTCTGCTTCGTTTTGCTTGAATAATTCAGGCGAACCACCTTGTGGCAATTTATTCATTAAGCCTGTTTTGTCGGCTATCCAGTTTTGTGCCGCATCGCCTGCGTTAACCACGCTTTTAGGCAGCATTTCAGTTAGTAACTGAGCGCCTCCTTCAATTGGGTCGGTAATGCCTTTCAGCACTCTATCCATTTTTGACAAAGGCGCAACTTTAGGCTTCTCTTGCGTTGGTGCAAAGTGCTCAGTCATCATTGCTTGAGCTTGTTCAGGAGAAGTCCCTTCAGGCACTTCAAACCGTGCTACACGACCATCTTCTAATTGGAAACGTGCGATAGGCATTATTCAAACCCTAAAAATTTAGCACCACCTTGTTTAGCAGCATTAGCTTTCGTTGGAGATAAATCTCTTGTCATAGGCGGTATCTGGTAATACTTAGATACATCTGCTAGATTTTTATCGCCGCTAAGTTTTTGCATATTAGCTTCATGCATACCAATACGATATTTAGCTGTCTTTTCCAATGCAGAAAATAGAGTTTCCAACTCAGGTTTAGTAAGTTCGTTAATTGAGCCAGATTCAGCACGGCGCAAAATACCGCGCTCAGATTCTGTAATCTGTCCCTGCCCTTTCATTTGACCTGCCGCCGCCAACTCTTGACGCGCTAATCCTTGAATTACATTTCTCGTATTTTGCAATTGTTCCGCTGTATCTTTTCCTGTTACACCTAAGGTCTCACCGATTTGGTTTAATGTAATTCTTTGATTGGCAAATGGTCCAGTAATCGCCTTGCCTAATCCTGCCCTCATTTGCTGGACGTTTGCCAATGTTTGATTTGCCGATTCTGCTTTATCACGTGCCTCACCAATAGTTTTAGCAACGTCTTTTCCAAGCTCAGTTGCAAGGGCTTTTGGCGCTGTATCCACATTTAGAGATACTTTTGTCGCGCCTTCTTTACTAATTGATTTTCTAGCCTCAATCAATGGCGCATTAGGCATAACTCCACCTAATGGATTTGGAACAACTAAATCCTTGAACGGATTAGCTTGCTCAGGAATAGGAGCGCCTATTGGGGTTGCTGTTAGTGGGTTAACTAATTGACCATTAATAACCGCGCCTTTTACTTTTTCAGCAGAGCCGCCCAGCGGTCTAAACGTAGATTCTGGTGTTTTGCTATTCATATCAGCATATCCGTGCGTGATAGAACCATCAGCGTTATGGATAGAGGCTTTCTCCCACTTGGGTTCTTTAGGCGTAAATTCACGGTTTAACAATGTTGCCCCAACTGTTTGAAGCATTGGGTTTTTAGACTGCAAAGCAAGTGCTAATGCCTTGGCTTGGTCAGGCGCTTGTGCTGGGTTTTGAATCGGTTGATTGGTCATTTGACCGTATTCATCAGGCGCTACATTTTGCGATTCGCTTGCAGGCGTACCACGCATGGCAGACATGAAGTTTTGCATCTCGCCTTGACCTCGTGTGTCGTAGGCTTGACGCGCTTCTCGCAATTGGTCGATATTTTTATTACCTAATTCGCCAGCATAATAGCCTTGGAGCGCTTTGTTTAATCCTTGTGTCCAACTAGGTGCGACATAACGATTGCCAATCATTTGACCTTGAGATACCTCTTGAGATTGTTTTCTAAGGGCATCAGCTAACGCTTGTTTACGTTGATAATCTAAGTTAGCTAACTCTAAATCATTTCCAATGTTAGGTGTTGCCATGATTATCGCTTCCCACCATAAGCTGTTGCCCCAGCGCCAATTAAGCCATTCCAGAAATTACTAGTCATGGCGTTTTCAGCGTTTACAGCGTTATTTGCTGCGCCATAACCAGCATTTGCAGCACCTAAATAATCAGGTCCAGCAGTTTGTCCTTGATTAGCATAGCCGCTAAATTGAGGATTTTGCACTTGTGAACCTGTGCGAAGCGCGTTTAATTCGTTCAATGGCTGACTACGCAAAGCCTGAGCCATTTGTAGTGTTTGTGGTGCTGTATTGATAGCGCCTGTAATTGCTTGCTGATATGCGTCATTCTTACCTTGGTTAAATGTTCGCATGGCGTTGTTATAAGCCTCAGAGCCTTGCACAATACCTTGGTTAGCTAATTTAGCATCGTTAGATTGTGAAGCTTGCGACCACATAGGGTCTAGGCGTGATGTATAGCCTTTATAGGCTGCATCTTGCGTGTCTTTTACTGAGCCATAATCGAATGGTGTGCCTTGCATATCGGCTACACGACCCATTGCGTTACCTTGCAGACCAGCTAATCCTAGGCTTGTTTGATTGCTTGCGTCTAATAGCTTTTGACCTGTGTCGTTCAAGTTGATCGATTGAGTCCAGCTATCTGGATTATTAGCGTCTTGTGCCCATGTGAGTGATCCATAAGGCGTGTATTGATTAGCGCGATTTGCTTGTGTTGCAGCCCTTGCATTTGCTAGATTGCCTGCCGCTGTTTGCTGTGCGGCTGCTGCATAATCTGGCGCTGGAGGTGCTGATGCTTTACCGATTCCCATGATTTAGTCCTTCAAGAAGCGACATTGTTGCCGCGTCATTGTCAAAATAATCAAGTCACCGTGTTTTCCAGCATCCTTGATAGTGGCTTCAACTACAAAACCAATATGTGTGTCGAATTGTAGCGCTTTTTTGTTCGTAGAATCAACTACACCCATAATTTTTTTCACCTTTAATTGGTTAAATGCATATCCAAACAGTGTATTAAACCATTCTCGCGTCATTCTCGCGCCTTCTTTCAAGGCTACGTGGATTTGGATTGATTGCCCGTTGTAGTCTTCAAATAAGACACCGCAGACAATCTCTCCGTTTTTCTCTATCCCGATACCTTGACCAGAGCCCGCATAATACTTTTTCCCAATGTTATCGGATACCCATAAACAAACATGTTCACCAATAGTTATCACGATAGGCCTTGCCCGTTTTCAAATATATAGTCCACAGATTGCCATTTAAATCCCGAGGATTTACTGCCTACTTTAATATGAGCAGCAGCGCAATAACCTACACCGCCAACGGATTGCCATTTAGTGTTGACTTGATAACCACCGCCCCATGTAAATGTGCCCCATAAACCCGTACCCCATACGCCCGCTGTCGAGGTTGATGTTGTTGGTATTCCAGTAGGTGCTGTTTGATTAAAATCTAAATTTAGCCCTAAAATAATTCCCGCTGTACTGTTTTCCACTGAATAAACAGGTCGCATCATGGTGTAGCGTTTTAACTTCATGCCACCGTGATACTGGAAAGAAGCTAGAGCTTCTCCGTTGATTTGAGCGCTATTGTCGTTATTGCCTGAGTAAGCCTTCATTACCCCGCCATTCACACCCATATAAAGATTTGGCCCCATCCTAACGAACGTAGAAGCGTTCCAGTTGGTAAACCTACACCATGAGCCATTTAGTGTATACATAACGTATTGATACGAAGTCCCACCACCTGCGGGCACATTCAAAATCAATAGGTTTTCTTCAGGGAAAATAGTCGTTTCCCATCCGAACTGCGTACCGTAATCGCTTGTTGATTGGCTAATTGCTTGCTGAATCTTGTCGCTAATTGCAATGCTAGAGTTAGATCGTGCTGTTAACAATGCCTTAGACATTGGCAACAATCCGTCTTTACTCACAATCAGCACATCAGCGCCAAACTGCGCAAAGCAACGACGACCAACGGGAGAGCCTACCGAGAACACGCCCACTAAATACCATGTTGCCGCACTAGAAGGGTCGTATCCTTTATAGATGGCTATCTCACCTTCACTAGAGATAAATACAGCATGGTCATCCATGCCATTACCCGAGTCCATAGACATAGTGCCCATAGCTTGAAGATAACCGCCCATGCCAAACAAGGAGGATAAATCAAAGGACTGGGCAGCGCCGCCAATAGACTGCACAGGCAAATACCATACCTTCATTGAGTTCTTTTCAACAAACCATAAACGGCGCTGAAAAACGTTAATATGAACTAAATTTGATGTTGTAACGCCTGTAATTGCGGGAGTTGATACACCTGTAACTGCTGTCCAAGTCGTACCGTCCCATAGCCTAGGACTATCAGCACCGTTGACCATATAGAGAAAATTACCGCCAGTTGTCGCAAAGTTGACAGTTTGCCAACGAGCGTTAGACAATCCTGTCTGTACTGCTGCGCCTACTGCTCCTGCCGTGGTTACATCATAAATAGATGTACCAGCAGCGCCAAACATTTGAAACGTTCCAGCAGGCTTTGCATAGACAGCGAGGGTTTCTACTGTTCCAGTAATTCCAGTAACGTGGTTAGATGAGCCTGGTCGAAGCACGACTTCAGTCGTTTTAGGAACGAAATTATCCAAGATCACCGCGTCAGACTTACCCATGTCGGCGAGTGAATCCCGTGCGTTCCAGCCACCCACAGGCGCAGGATATGTAACTGTGCTTGCTATTCTGCGTCCGTTAGCCATTACCAGTTCCCGTCTTTAATGTTTCGGTTAGTCAGTAAAACACTTCCTGTTTCTGGTGATAATGATAGCTTAGGTGCTGATTTGTTTTGACCTTGGCAGAAGTTCAAAATCTCATTAAATTCTCTTTGTGCGTAGTCGTATTCAAAACCTTTAGTTTGTAACCAACGTAATTTAAGCCCGATTGTCATCAATGAATCATCAAAAACGAATGTGTCGGTATCTGCTGTAAATTTGTTTTTATACGTTACCCCATCAGTTGCTAAAACCCATGATTTTGAGATGTACTCAAAAGCTAAATTAAGGTTAGCCGATGGTGGCGGATTGATTGCGAGTGTATCACCTTGGATACGGAATCGAAGACGTGGGCCTGCGTACACAATGCCAGATTTAAACGATTGCCAATCTTGCGGACTATTTGGCCCGAGCAGAGGCCAGCGATTAGATCTATCCCATTCAGTTTGTGGAATCTGTTTAGACCAATCGCTAGGTAATGGATAATTGACTTGTCCAAAGACTAAATCAACAGTTCCAGATGCCGTTGCAGGCAAATTCATGGTGACCTGAGTACCGCTATCCACACTCACAATTTGCGAGAATGGGGCTATTCCCGAGCCTGTAATGCCGTAATTAGTGGTAAGTCCAGTCGTGCTAGAAATACCCGTAATCACCTTAGAACCACTTGTGGTAGTTCCTGTAAGCGTTGTCGATACGGTTTGAAGGATGTACTCTTTATCGAGTTCCTGCCATTCAAATGTACGTGTAATGTCATTACCGAGCCTGTTCACTAACGCATAAATCTGATTGATTTGCGTGTCTTGTGATGTAACCACTTGTGTAGGAGATGGGATTCCCACCTCTAAGCACATATTTTGAACAAGCTCAAGTAATGTCATGTCTATTCTTCTTTAGGTTTACGCTTTGGCTTTTCAGCCGCAAGCTCGTTAATCTGTCTTTGTAAATCAGCGATTAGATTGTTCTGCCGCTCAATTTCCAAAGCCTGTTTTTGTGCCAATGCACTGTCTTTGGCTAGGGCTAAATAAGCCTTTGCCGCGGTCCTGTCTGCCATTGCGCCCATTGCAACTTTATTGCAAGTTTGATCTGACATCTCTGATAACTGTTCTACTGTCTTAATACCTAGAGCTTTATAATTAGCCGATGAAGCCGCTGTTAACCTCGCCCACGTCTCTAATGGGATACCTTCTACGCTAGGCTCTAAACCTTCTTTATAACGTGCGTATGATGCTGCAAACTCTTTTTTGTCCTTTTCCGTGACCTCACGGTTAATGACGTTGTTCATGTCCCCTGGGACATTGATCTCGATAAAATCACGATCTTCGTAAACTGGGTGTCCAGCTTGTTCCGATGCGAAACCGAGTAATAATTTATCTTGATAAAAACGAACTGCTAAATTAGCCATTTGGGGTTACCCTTTTGGATTAAATGAAAAATAGGGGAGAGCGAACCCTCCCCCACCGATTAAGCTGACAAAATGGCGAACCAGTTAGCCGAGCCTGTACCAACAAACAATGCACGACCACCAGCAGCGATTGAGAAACCGCCAGTAGTTGCCGTCAAAGCGTTGATTTGTGCGCCTGTGCCAGGATAAACCAGCAAGGCATTTGCGCCGCTGTTAATAACCACAACGCTAGAACCAGACTCAGGCAACATGAGGCGAACCCCAGTACCCGCAGCCGCAGTTCCAACTTGATTAATAACAGTTGACAAGCCTAAAGCATCAGCGTTAGTAGTGCCAGTAGCAGTGAGGCCAGAAGCCACATCGCCACAGACATTAGTAGCCGCCAAAGGCGATAAGCCTGAACCAAGCAAACGTGAAGGGATAGACATAATCTAATCCTATTATACAGATGCTTTAGCGAACCAGCCTAAGTCACCAGATGCCATTGTGGTGGCAGGTGATGTATACGAACCGCCAGAAGCAGTTGCTAGGAAGGTCGAAGCGTTAACTGTACAAACAGCTGTCGAAGCTGTAATAGCCGCGTTAGCCTGTGCATACACGTATTGCTTGCCGTCAGAACCCCATGCCTGAGTACCTAGACGTGCAGCAGGTCGCTGTGCGCCACTAGTAATATCGGCAGTAGGGATGATAGACACAAGGTCGATACCATCGAGTGGTGTTACGCTGAAAGGTGATGCCATATTATGTTACTCCTTAAAATTAGGCTTTGAGGACAGCAGAGAACTGTGGTCCGTTAGATGTCAAGTTACCAGCCCAGCCGATAAGTTTAACAATCGCGTCTTGGTTGATCGATTGACGTTCGCCACCGATTGGCACCATGTTGCGGTCACGATGTGTACGCAAGAAGATGTAATCAGTATTGAGCATATACATACGATTTGTACCGATTGCACCGCCAATACCACCATCAAGCACCACGTCCATAGACTTACCAGCACCGAAGTATTTAAGGGCTGTGAAACCTAAGCCAGCCATATCTTCAGAAGCGATACGTTGGATAGATTGCAAAGACTCAAGATACAGACGGTAGTAGTTAGTATCAGCGACGCACAAATCAGCCGCATCATTACCACGAACTAACTGAATAGCTACGCGGTTCATGTACGATTGGATGTTTGCCGAAGTAGCTGCTGCGCCGCCATCAGTTGCAGAACTGAAGGCTACGTTACGCCAGAAAGCCCATGTAGCACGGTTAATACCGCCGTAAGTACCAGAGCTAGGAGCATCAGCGATTGCAGCTTGCAAACCTGTAATGTCCTTGCCGCTATTACCTGTACCAGCAGAATACAAACCAGCAGACAAGGCGTTCATCAATTGCTTTTCAGCGATTTGAATGCGTCCTTCGAGCAGGTCGATAATTGCCTCTTTACCGCTGTTCATCAATTGGTCGAGACCAGAGATGGTTACCGCTGCTGCATATTGTTTGATGTCAAACTGTGCAGAAGTCATTGGGCTGTTAGGCGTAATGTCAACAACGTCATAACCACTGTACGAGCCAGCGTTAATCGTGTTGGTGTCGTTATACATGATCTCTTGCAAAATCACGTTACCGCCGCTAAACGGCTTTACATTGCCTTTTTGTTGCAGACGAGCTAGGAGCGCGTTTTGCTTCAAGACGTTATCGGCAAGTTTGCCGCTACGGGATTGAATCGTCGATGTGACGATGTCGGTTAAATTGGGAAATGCTGCCATTTCTATTCCTTTAAAAAATTAGTTAAATTGCGACTCAAGAAGTGCTCTTAAGTCAGTTGGTGCGGCACTGCTGCCACTTACAGGCGATGAACCTCTCACAGACACAGAAGCGGTTTTCGCTCTTTGTTGCTGCATTGCTGCACGTGCTCGTTCTTCTGCTGCCTTAGTTTGTTGTTCTAGCAAACTACTG